ATATGTCAGTTGATTCTTCAAAGACATCTTCAAGTATAGAACAATTTAAAAATTGTGTGGAAGTTTTTGAATTATATTCGACTCTGTATTCTATACCAATATTATTTTTAAGGACAAGAGTTCCTTTATTTGGAAATCCAATAGTAGAATCTACATCAATAAAGTTTTGACCTCTATTGATTTTTGTTGTATTCTTTGTTTTTGGATGTATTCTAAAATTACCGTAAGTGGAATCATAATTTGATTCTACAGATTCATCAAGATATAATTTATAGTAAGATTTTCCAGTTACTTGGAGTTTTTGTACTCTGGTTATTAAACCCTTTGCGGCGGGAATATTAAAATGCTGATCTTGATATAGAGTTCTATTTTCAAGATCTTCCGCTTTACCTTCAATAAGTTCAACAACAAGATTTCTAGTAATAGAATACCTAGAGCTTGAGGGCTCAATCAAATACTTACTTGGAATAACAATTTCAATATCTTTTCCAAATAATGCTCTGAATAGCAGTTCAAAAGAACACTCTGATCCCTTGGAGGAATAGAACTGCTTAATATTTTTAATGAATACGGATTCATTCAAATCTTTATAGAATTCTCCATCCTCAAATCCAGGAGCTACTTGTACCTTTAATTTCCTAAAAAATTCTTTGAAGATTAGGATGTTAAGGTTCTTTACTACTGTTCCATCTCTATGTGAACCAGATTTTGTGGATTCGAAAAGTAACTTATCTGGGGAATTTGTTTCTTTTAACCCAGTAACTCCACAAAATCCTCTTCTACATCCTGTGAACTTAGACCTTATTATTTGGCAATTGTAAAGATCTGTTGGATCATATCCCTCAGCATTTGTAGATGTGATCGGAATCTGATCTAATAAGAGCCTTTCTCCACCAGTTACACCAACGATTTTTCTTTTAGAAACAAGTTCTCCTTTTGAATTCTTAATTAGAACTAACCATCCAATATAAGAATTCAAATCTATGACTTGAGTGCTGGCAATTTCATTAAATCCAACATCAATAGAACCAAGAAATTCTACAGGACTTTCATCTATCGCAGAATCATAAAAGATTACTTCCGAATTGATTTGGATTAATCCATTTCTTGATGGAAATCCATATGTAGTATGAACAAAGATGTCGGAGTCAAAAAATCCAACATCAGAATATAATTTAGTGGAATCTACTAAATTCGTAATTTTATCAACATCAACGTATGTTTTTAAACTTTGAATAAGATCAAGAGGTTGTCCAGAAGACTCTTGAGACTTATAGTATTGCTTTAAAAATTCAATAACTAACGGAAATTCTATCCTAACATACTCAGGAACAATATTTTGAACGAGATTACTGAAATTTACTTTTTCCATATTAGTTTACTGTCTTATAAAATTCCCGTTGCTGTAACTTGATGATGAGATGTAGGAAGATCCAGAAGCATCTTCTCCAGATGATATTGAATCTCTTACCATATTTAACATACTATTAGAAACGTCTAATTGTAAGTAAAGGTCTTGTAGTCCTACTACATCATTTGATTTTGGTATACAAGATATTTCAATAACTTGCGTATTAAACTTGGATTTTACTGTTGATAATATTACCGTAGGATATATTAGTATTTCTCCCTTTACATAATCGATCTCTCCAAAACGCCTCTTAACGGGCACTGGAGTGCTTCCAGACATCTTGAATAGTAAAATCTCACCCTTCACACTGTTTATTGGAATATCCGAGATATAAACTGTTTCAAGAACATCTGCGACTTTAAATCCAGATGATTTGATGTTATAACCCATTGATTTACCAATATGAATTTCATTTCCAAAGCACAATTCATATTCTGCTAAAGAATTTATAGCAGCTTTTAGATCTCTTCTAAGATTAATTTTGGTAATGTTTGATGTGATTGATATGTCAGTTTCGTCAATAATCTTAAGGAATTTACTATACTTAAATCTAGCACCATACTTATTTAATTCCGTAGAGTCGGCATACTGTCCTATGCTATCAACGACTCTCGATCTTACTGTTTCTATACTACTAATTTGATTATTATTATAGTAAACTGAAGAATCGTATTCAATATACAGATATTTAAGGTCAATAATTTCAGGAACAATTCCAGCGACTGCGTATTGTCTTAAAGAATCTTTGATATTATTTTTAATTGTTAGTGGTAAAATCTCACCCTCATAAGGTTTGATAGTAATAAAGACTTTACCAAATTGTGGAGGATCTAATTCCTCACCACCAAATACTGATACAGACTCTGCTTCTGGATATACTCTAGCAACAATTGATTCATAATCAGATGAAGTAACTGCTCTTCCTTGGGCAGCATAAAGTCTTGGAGCATACTTTCTGATAGAATCTACAGATTCAATCTCTCTTCCGCCTTGTGATGGGGTTACTGTAGTTAAGAGAGACACTCCAGAGGCAACAAAATCATTATTGTTTGTATATAACTTTCCAGCATAAGTGAATGCGTTTACATTATTTGCTTCTTCTCCAGCCTGACTAATAATATAAGATACTTCAACAACATTTCCATCTTCAAGTGCCTTACCAAATATTCCATCTCCAAAGATAAGTTCGTATCTCTGATCTTCAATTTCTTGTAAGAAATAGATCTTTGAATCTTTATTAAGTTGGCAGAAATCTGAGCAGAGATTAAATGTTGTTACAATTGTGCTATCTTCACTTTCTCTAACAGAAACCCTCAGGGTACTCGTGTCTATATTTGCGTTATCTAATATGAACTGTTGATTTGGAATTATTGTGTTAACTAAGAATCTCTGCTCAATATAAACTCCCTCATAAATCTCAACATTATCAAATCTGGCAAGACCATTAACTACAGGACTAAGAACATCATCTGGGCAAGAGAAGATATAATTCTTACCTGCGAACTGAGATTTGGTTGTAGCAACCAAACCCTTTCTGAGAACCATATAGACTGGTCTATCTTCAGTAGCAGTCGCGTCTACAATGAATGATACCCTTGCTCTTGAACTGTTTCTAGACCTTGGAACATATCCTACGTGTTTCGCTAATGAAACAACGTTTTCCCTAAGAGTAGCACTATCAATAAAAACTTCATTAGTTATCATATTAGCATTAAATGCCGATACGTAACTGGTATAAGCTAGTGTATCAATAATTGTTGATAGATTAGATCCTTCAAAATCATAATCAGTAAAGTTTGAGTTTGACCTCAAATACTGTTTTATTGATTCTTTTATTTGATCGAAATCTAAATTAGTGAAATTTACTATTCCCATTTATCTAGTAGGCTGTAATGCAAATGATAGTTGTTGAGTTAAGGCATCCGATCCAATAATGATGTACTTTATTGTCACATTAAATTCATTTTGATCCAGGTTTGGAACAACCTTAACATCGCTTAGTCTTACTCTGGGTTCAAAATTTTGAATTGCATTTGTAATTTCATCTTTTATTACACTTGCCGTGATGAAATCCATGTTATCAAAGAGTACTTTTGATACTCTTGATCCAAATGCGGGATTAAATGGTTTTTCTTCTGGGGAAGTGAATATAATATTCCGAAGAGAACGGGCAATAGCGGTCTCATTATTCAAGGTAATAAGATCCCTATTCAAGGGATTTACCTTAAACGTAGCACTAATGTCCTTGAAACCTCTGCTTATCCGTTCTAGCGGCATAGATTACTATAAATCTACTTTATTTATCACCCAAAAATAGGTTCTGTTCCATACTCCCAGTCATCATAGTCATCATCATTCCTGATTTTCTCATGAATTTCCTTTTGAACAGCAAAATCATGCTTCTTTGGAGTCAGATCATCCTCAACAATCTCACGAAGCATCTTTTTTTGAGTCGGTCTTGACCAATAATCAGTGATTAATTCTGTAGTTCCCCACATTTCCTTCATATAATTTGTATCCCTATCAGGATTTGGAAAAATTGCCATCTGTTTTCTCCTAAATTAAGGTTGAACAGAACTTTTTACGGGGTTGCTATCCCGATTTTCAAGTGAAATCACGCCCAAGGGTTATATTTTTATCTATTCTTATATCAGAATTCCTAAAAGTCCAACATTCTCCAGTCTCATCAATAAAAACTACCCATTCAAGATCATGTTCTTGAGATCTATCAATCACAAAAAAAGCCCAGCCTTTACCTTTAGGGGTAAAAACTGGGATCTGGGGATTTAATTGTAACATTTTTGACCTTTTTTAGAATGCCTTTCAAATATTTCATTCTTAAGAGAGGTTTACGCTAGAGAGAAACGCGGCTCTCTATCATAAGTATTCAATTGTTCTTATAGTATTTAACCTTTACCTTGTCCACGGTATGCCTTACGAGCACGATTCCGAGATGTCGCAGCATATTTTGTGTTTTTCCCATTACCCTGAAGAGTAGATTTGGGTTTGGACTCAATCTGTTGTGCGCCAGATAGATTAGGACGCTTTGCCATCTTCAATTACCTCCAATTCAATTTCAAGTGGGTCGTATTCGCCAGTATTGTAGAACTGAGATGCTATTTCGTCAAGCACCTCAGTGGTGTCTTCATAAGATAAGTTTTGATAAATTCTTCTCCCCTTATAAAGAATGTTAATCATATCAGATAATTCGTGTCTTTTCGTGTCCTACTCGGATGCGTGGATCACACCAAATCTCGAATCCTGCTTCAATCGCATCAAGGCAGAATGAAACATCTTCGCCACACATGTCCTGTACCGCTCCAGATTCAAAGACTTGCATCTTTGGAGCAAACCAAGGATACTTCATCTCTTCATGTTCAAATACACCTTTCTTAATCAGTACCCAACCAAAACCAGTGTAATCAACAGTAAATGGTTTCCGACGCTTGCTGATACCATCAACCATTTCATGATTCATGACACCACCGTTACCACGGAAATCATCCTCATCCAACCAATGAGCAACTGATGTAGTACGTCCATCTTCAGTGGCATACCAACCAGCAGCAATCTCACGCTCATCACCTTCAGCAGGTAATGCTAGATCACATAGTTGCCAGAACTTTTCAGTATTGAAAACAATGTCACTATCAATCCATAGTTGATAATCATACTCAAGTTTACCATCCCAGGGAATCTGATCTGGTCCTCGGAGAACATTTGCTCCAAGACACTTACAACGAGCAAAGTTTACCATGGATGAGTAATCTTGAGAAATCTGAATACTCATTCCATTTTGTACCATGTCAAAACATAGTTGTACAAATGCTTTCAAAAATGTAAACGAACATCCACGTCCTGGAAGGCAAAATACAATGCTCTTCCCTCGCATCCGCTCTTTAATTGCCTCATAATCCCAATCCTCACCTGTAGTGCTAGAGGGACTGGGTGTTTTTGCTTTTACAGTAAATCCTTTTGCCATATAAGAATAAAAACCTCAATTCAATTCTATCTTGCTATTTATCCCTTGTCAATGAGACGACTCAAGACATACTTGTTTGTTAATCACTAATTCCTCAAAACTTAAATCTTGTTGTTGATACTCTGTGTATATCCCTACAAGATTATTGAGAGCTTCCCAGTTGACCTTAAACTCTTCCTCCGTTAGGGAATGGTAGATACACTTATCCTTTGCGTATATGTGATAAACTTTGTTTTCCCTTTTAGTCATAAAAATTTTTCCCAGATTTTTTTAGAACCTTTTTATTTTGCCACCGCATTATATATGAGAACTATCAGAATCCCCAGAGGCACTCCGAGTATCGTAAAGCATTGCCGTGGATACCTTATTAACCATCCCGCGAAGACTACCTTCCAGAAATTCCAATAAGGTCGGTTCTTTGCTCTCATTGCGGATCTCGGAATATTTCTAAGGGGTCTCATGAATAAAAAATTTTGCGGGATTTTTTTCTTATGGGGGGGGTTTTGAAGGTCTTATAGACCTGGGAAAATTCTTATGAGTCTAATATATCTCTCTCGATTTGTCACCTCTGTAGGTTAGGGATGTTTTGCGTTTTTATAAACAATAAACGAAAAATCGCAATTACTGTTATAACGAATAACGAATAAGATACAGATAATTGTTATTAGTAATACCAACCAAATCCTTATGTATTACAAATAAGAACTGTAAAGGGGGATTGTATAAACAACCCCCCGCAATTCCTAACTCAGAATCATTCCGTCTTCGAATTCTTTCTCCCCTTCTGATGTGCTGATGTACCAAACAAAGTCGCGCTGATAGATACGCTCGCCCGCACCATGAGCACTTAGGATTGCATTTAGGCGGGACTTTGTGGTTGCTGTTTGATACCCAGCGTCGTAAAGTGTGACGAAATCATCACCGATCTCAGCGATTCTGTGACCGTGTAGGTATACAACAGAGACGCCATCATTCTCGGTTGATACCTCAGTGTTGGCACACTTCCAAGACTTACACTTAGAAATGGCGGCGTTCATTTGCTTTTCGATGACACGCATGGTTCAGAATTGCGATGGGAAAGTGTGAACGAAAGGATCAGATCTTGGCGTATTGTTTATCAACGAACACGAACAGTTCACCGAAATCGATTGGCGTATCCCCCCACGAAAGGGGTCCGCCGTACTCATTCAGGAACTCATCTTGGACGTTACATTGGCACGCAAATTCGAGTGCTTGAATGTACGAAAGTGTAGGGTTGCTGTTTGTCATGATCTGAGGGAAACGCATTAACTAAGTTCACGCATGGGGGCATCGGTTGCCCCCACACACTATAGCATCAATCCAGGAACTTAGGACGGGCGCGGCGCACGTCCCGCTCAAACATACCAGCACAAGCGCAACCCCAGGTTGCTGCGGTGCGACCCTCGCCGCTGGTGCTGGTGCTGGCGACCCACACGAGGGCGCGGGTCTTGAGATCGGATGCCTGACGGAGAACCATTGATCTGTGTCGGTTGGACTTCCCCACAATAAGGCATCAGGGGGGATCTGCCAACCCCCTGGCGGCATTGTGTCGATTTATGAATTTTCGACGGATCCCCTAGGATCGGGCGTCCGCCATGGTATGATTAAGGGAACAAAGCAAAGGAGCGCGGGCGGCGCGGTGACACAAGACAAGACACCCACCCTGCCATAAAATAATTGATTATTACTAATAAAAAAACAGTTTATATTAATAATAATTTGAAATCCTTATTTGATTCTTTATACTTAGTTAAATGTAAAGAATAAAGCAGGGAGTTTGTATTAGTAACTCCCTGCCCCATAAGATCAGACCAGTTCGAGGAGATTAACTCGCAGTGCCTGATTAACAAACTTGCCTACACTTTCTCCCTCAGAGATCACATTGGCAAGGTCATTCTGCCATGCTTCAGCATCAGTCACCTTGTAAGTGTAAGGTTTGCCAGACACAAACTCAATGGTAACTAGGTCGCCATTCAGATCGCTGATGCTGTTGATTGCGGTGCTGTTGAAGTTCATTGTAAGTGAAATGTTGTGGAATTTGGGTAACTTTAAGGGCAAACCCATTCCCATAAGGTTAATCAGAAGTGAGAGCAGAAGACATAACCATCTTCGAAATCATAGTCATAACTAAGACCCGAATCCCAGGTATCTTGCCAGTCAATAACAACGAACGAAGGAACATCACGCATAGAGTAACATTCCTCCACGATGTACTGAGCGAAGTGTGCTTCACTCTGGAACTCTCCTTGATACGAATCCGCGAACGATTCAATACACTCTACGCCATAAAGTTCAATGAAAGCATACACCGCATCGGATGGGTAACCTTCACTAACTAGGCGAATGATGTCCTCATTCTCCTCCTCATCCTCATCAAACGAGTCTACGGATGAGTTAATTTTACCCTGTACAGTTAGCAACTCGGTGTAGAAGTCTGTAAAGTGCAACTTTACAGTGCCATCTTCCTTGGTGGAAGTGTAACCACAAGCGCGAACAATCTCGCTCGCGGTGTTGCCATTCTCACGCATCTCGGTGACCTTGGCGAGCAGTTCGTGACCTTTCAGCATGGTTCTGTGGGGTGTGGTGCGGGATCTCTCTCCCGCTTGAATGTATCTTAAGGGATGGGTGGGGGGATTGGCAACCCCCCTAGTGGACGGTTCTCAGACCGTCACAATCTCCAGCGTGTCACCGTACTGCGCGATGATCGCATCCATGGCGCTCTGAGAGTAGATCTTGCCACGGGTGCGGGATCCTGCGGCATCGTTGCGCCAACCGCCGTAGACCGCTTCAAAGAGGATCGGGCGCACGTCGGCGGGGTCGTTGGGGTTCACGATGGTGCCCTGGACTCGGATGGCGTTAGTGGGAAGGGTCATGGGTTCAATCCCTTGCGACCCCCATACAATCCCATAGATTCCAGGGCACCACAAGCGACCTTGTGCCAGTTGTCGAACTGTCTCCTAGGTGGTTGCCAGGGGTCGCTGATGCCCTATAGTAGTATCAACAAGGGAAAGGGAGCGGGGGCACCGCGATGATACAAACCAAGACACCCACCCTGCCATGAAATACTTAAGTAATAAGAATTAAAAAAGGAGTTAGTATAACTAACCCCTTGAAAGTATCAGTAACTTAATACTTCTTCAGCATCAGATTCTGCTTCCGATTCTGATACAAAAGGACCATAAAATTCAGAATCAGGAATACATCCAGGTTGACATACTGCCCAATAATAACCTTTAGTGTAGAGATAATCATCATCATAATGTCCCAAACCTTCTGCGCGGTTCCATTCTTCCGCTTCGGATTTGGTGACATAAGTGATCCAAACGGGGCAATCCTTAATTGTCAGGTTCATGGGTGGAATCCCTTGCGACTCCCATAGTATTGCCCAGATCTTAGGCAATCTCAAGTGACCTTGTGCCAGTTCATAAACCGTCCACAGACCCTCTGAGATGCCCCTAGGATGCCCTATAGTATGTTCAACAAGGAAAGGAGAGGCGGAACCCTCAATGACAACAAATAAGACACTTACCCTGCCACGAAATAACTGTAAATTATTATTACAAAAAAGTAGGAGGGGATTCTTTACGAAAACCCCTCCCAACTTTCTTAGACTCGGTGACGCAAACCTGGTGGAAGATCACGATTTCGTTTAGACAATTCCATCCCGTATGTTGCTGCCTGATCAAGATAATAACCCTCACGATTTGGGTTCCAACCTTTCATGTTTTCAGCAGCAGAAATACAGTCCTTAATGATGTATTTCAGAGAATAAACATCCAGTGTTTTAGAATGTTCTTCCCAACGGGTGAAGTGCTCAGGTGTGGCGTGATCTTGAATCATTGCCTTGGTTTGAACTGAGTTAAGTATAGGGCACTTAAGGTCTCCCACAAGTGCCCTTGTGCCAGTTTCAGAACTGGATCTCGTCTAGAGTAGGTTCTTTATCATTAGCATCTACATTCTCACTCATAAGAGCATCAAGAATGGCGAGAATCTCATCACCAGTGTTACCCTTACGCAGCATTGAAACCATCAGATCAGCAGGCATGATTTTACGAATGAGTGAAGTGAACGAATGAAGGGCAGTTTATACTCATGCCCAGGAGACTACGCATCAGGCAGCGATAACACTCAGAGTGTCATCTTTGATGCGCTGGTTCACAAAACGACCAACACTTTCGCCACTGGTGATTACTTCAGTCAGCGAAGTTACAAAACGAGTAACATCATTGACAGCATAATCATAAGAACGACCACCAGCAAAAGTGACGGTCACAGTGTTATCATTGAGAGCAATGTTCTCAATGGCAGAAGAAGTGAAAGAAGGGAACATGATAAAGTAACTCCTTTGAGTAGGTTTGATTGTCGGTGGGTCATCTCCCTCCGACTTCCATAGAATCGCACAGATCCCAGAGCAGCGCAACCACTTGTGGGCACTTATGGAACTGGCACACCAGACACCACGCATACCCTCTGATGCCTTATAGTTGTATCAGTTCGGGGGAGATGCCCTTGAGTTAATTCACGAAAACCTGATGAGGTGCGATGTAGCACTGTAGATGAAAAAGGTCGCCACTCACCCTGCCTACAAATAATACAACTATAAACAATAAAATAGTGCCCAAAATAAGGGCACTAAGTATCACCAATCAATGTCAAAGTCTTCCACATAAGATGTTAGAGACTCACCACCTTGAATGTCAAGTAGTTTCTCCCAATCAATCTGGCGGGCATCAAAATCCTCAAACACTTCTAGTTCAAGTGTTACCCTTACCTTACGCTTTTGAGCAATCTGATAAGAAACCATTAGAACTCCTGTGAATTGACTTAACTGAACCTACTATAAGATCTCAGGGCGTTGCTGTCAAGAGATTGGGAGTATTTATTTGGAGACCTTATAATTTTTGCGACTTTGTGGGGGTTTTATGACTTTCGGGGGGTTGACAATTTTGAGCGGTCGTGTTATACTACGTCGTTTAAGATCACAAGGATCCGACACATTTAATAAGGTTTTAGAGAGTATTCAATAAGGTATTAAAGGGGTTTTAGAGGTCATTCAACATGATAACAATAAGTATTCAGAACACATTACGATACTAATTCATATCATAATCAC